TTTTTAAACGACCGCTTAATAAACTTCTTATCTATCCATGGATAGACCCTGTTACTTTCATGATTAACCATTCTTCTGAAATTCTCCGCATTTGCCTGTCTTTCACGCGTTGTTTCACCGTAAATCATCTCTTCCTAACTCCTCCCTGCTTCCCATTCGCGGTAAATCTTAATCCAATCATCCAACGCCATCGTCACCAACCACTCACAATTGTTTTTCCGGTGGAACACCGCCGGCAGCATCACCTGTCCTTGCTTTTCGCTATCGGCTATGCTGTCGCGCTTACTCTGTGCCATCGCATCGTAGAGATTGAGCTTCTCTACCCGCTTAACCTCTACATGCACTCCGGGAAGCCCCACACAATCAGCCGTGCCATCCTTCCCGGAAAACTGCTGCGACCGTCTTGCGCCGTCATAGCCATGCTCGCGTAGCTTTCTGGCAAGCTCCAGTTCCCCGCGTTTGCCTTTGCCTCTGCTGTTAATCGCCATAAGTTTCCACCATCTCAATCAGCTCCATCGCCAAGTCGGTGATTAGCTGACGATCCATCTTCACGGCCAGCATTCCGCAGTTACCACCATCGATGATGATATGCCCATCCTTGATCAGGTAGGCCACCCCTCGACATGCGTCGCTTTCAACAGGCAGCCAAGGATTTTCTTTGCTCGTCATCCCCGTCCGACGCGTCCATCGCTGCACCCATCTGATGACTTCATCAGCCCGGCTCATCATCACATCACACCCCAGCTTTCGAAAATCTTTTTGATTTTCGGATTATTGGTAATCGCAGGAGGCATGGTATCGGTCAATCCCTTTGGCCGGTGCGCCGCTGGGTCAAAATTGTCTGTTGGCGGCTTCTTTTCTTCCGGCAAGGCTGCCGGCGCCTTGGCTTCCAGCGTGCGGCTCGGATCCACGATATTCGCCTGCACTTCTGCCGTGGTCTGATCCTTGAGCTGACCCACAAAGCGCTGCTTCGTGAAGCTTTCAAGCTCGGCCGTCGGCGTCATCGCCCACTGTTTGAGTGTTGCCGCACTCCCAACGGCCCGCTGCACCGGTGCCGGCAAAGCGTCAAAGGCCTTTTGCGGATAGCTCCCGGCATTACTGAGGGCTCTCAGCACCTGCTGCCACGCGTCGCTGGGGTCGATGGGTTTATAGGCTTTGTTGGCGATAATCTGTTTGATTTGGCCAACGCTCGGCGCAAATCCACTCATGTCGGTATCAATATACTCACCGACCGCTTCAAAAACCGCTTTGGCGTCAACGTCTTTAAAACGCCATGCCCATAGGTTGGCAATATCTTCTTCGCTCCCGTTTTTATCAAAATTAGGATAGGCCGCTTTCATCATCTTCATGATGCGTGCGGTATCTTGTTTATTCATGCTTCACCTCGTATCACCTTATCGTAATAACTTTCTTTCTTTTTCTTGCTACGATTGGCGTAATTGCCCTCAATGATCTTCTGGAAATTCCCAGGACTTAATGTCCAATCGAATGTCGCATTCCAGTCAGTTGCTCGACCGGAAAGGAAATCACTTTCTGCGATCATATCGAACGCTTTTAGCACTGTCTTATCGCCATTCGCCCTTACAATATCGCGAAGGCGTTTCTTGCGATTTTTGTTCCAGTGTTTCGGTTCCCGAACAGATGCCAATCCGGATGTGGCTACGTGGTTATTCCAGTAGTCAGCAAATAGCTGGTAATTAAATCGATCACCTTTGGCTGTCGGTGTCTTTTGTGTTTGCGATGGACTATCGGCAAAATTCACATAATCGTCAGCTTCGGCTGACGTATTATATATATTTAATTTCCTTTTGTTTAATTTCTTTTTATTTACTTTACTTTGTGGATTATTGCCGGAAGAAACGGGGGTTAATTCCGCGGAAACCCCGGTTAATTCCGCGGAAACTAAATTTTGCGCACCATGAACCAGAAGGTACTCTTCTCGGACCTTTTCAAATTTGCGTTTTTTGGTCATTTCAAAGTATCTTTCTTGGATACCTTTTGAAGTTAAAATCGCATATTTTTGAAAAAGTCCTTCGTGGAAAAGTCCCCTTTTGATGGCAGCTTGGACGATATCTGACACGAGATTACGATCTTCACTGATCTTGCGTGAAAACAATAATCCAATATCCTCTGTCCACTCACCGTAATAACCATGTCCTCCGTAAATGTACTGGAGGATCTTGACGAAGACGGCAAATCCTTTAAGACCAAACTGCGCTTCCAAAAGCTCTACTTTAGTGTCCATGGCGACGTCAAGGGGGAAATAGTCAACCCCCTCTTTGACGGGCCTTGCCATGGTTCCCTACTTCAATCGCGGGTCGATGACCGTCTGACCGTCGGCAGCTGTCTGAGGCTCTGCCTGATCCGTATCTTCGGATACTTCGGTCTCAATGACTTCGCCCGTTTCATCGTCGATGATGGTATAATCCGTTTCGTCCGGCATGCCCACCATATCAGCGTCAAGGCTTGTTTTAATCGTTTCGTCCGCTTCGACCTCCCGGGCAAACTCGACGGATAGTGGCGCGTACTTAAGCACCCGTTTGAGCACCGTCTTTTTCGCCATCTCGTCAAAGTTCGATTTCCATGGGGAACTGTAGCCATTCTTGTAAGATTGACTGTAGGTCTTGGCGAATTGCTTGACTTCCTCAGTGCTCATCACCTCAAAACCACAGCCGCCGTTCGTAAGAGTGAAAACGCCATAATAGAAGACAACCTTGCCCCTGTTACCTTCGGTTGAAGGAACATGATGAAGTTTTAACTCAAGGCCGTATTCATAGGAAAACTCATCCTTTTCATACACTTCCCTGGCATAGATGCTTTTAAATTGCCCGGAACGGTAGGCCAGAGTGATCATACCTTTGTAACCGCATTGGAATTGCGTTTCCAGTTTCCCGTGATTGCGGTACGGGATCAGATAGGCCTGCCCCAAAGGAGTGTTGGGTTCAAGCCCCAGTTGTGCAGCTTGCATCATCGCCCCGCAAAAACTCGCGGGACTGCACTCAGCCAGCTGCGGATTGCTTGAGACAGCCGTCATCACCATCCTGGTGAACCGCTCCGGTGTGATCACCGAAGGCAGCGCCTTCTTGATCGCCGGCTCCATCACCTTGATCCAATCCTTGATACTGTGGGGCGTGGTGCGATCTTTGCTAACCGCCCCATGTGCCTTAGCTGCTAATGCATCTTTAACTGCCATTTATGCCTCCTCTGCTTTTTTAATTGAAAACCGCCGGGACGCTTTCCCCGTTTTGCTGTAACTTTCCCAAATTTCAGGCTTTTCTTTTTTAAGCCGCTTGCTATCAATCGTGACCCGGGGCTTTGTGCTTTTCCATGTGACCGTATAATCGCCGCAAACGCCGGTTTCAGCCTCCTGCATGGCCTGCATGATTACTTGCTTCAGCTGATCCTTTTGTGTGCTCAAACTGGCGCTCAGCGCGTCGATTTCCGTGATGCGGTCCAGCGCCGCCTGATAACCGCTCAAGTCAGCGACCTCATCGGTGGAACTTTCAGGATAGGCCTTAGTCAAAAAAATTTCGGCATCTTTTGAGCCGTCAGCCGGGGGCATGACGTCTTTTTCAACATAGTCATTCCAAAAGGCTTCCTCCAGCTGGATCAGGTTTTGAATCGTCTCCTCATCCCGCTCGATGATCCGGCATTCAATATGTGGCCAGATCAGTGCTGCGATATACCATCGATTGGCACCGGTCACCGCCATATAGTGCAGGCATTGCACTTCATAACTTGGCGGGATCTTGCCGTTTGCCCATTGATCGGATGCATAGGGCGATGCCGTCTTGATTTCAAGGCCGGCGTTCTCACCGACCACCAGCCGGTCCACGTTGGCCAGCATGATCGGATGCTCCGGATCTCGGAGGATAGCATTTCGCCTGTGGCATTTCTTGCCTGTGATTTCTTCCCACCGGCTGGCCACATAGCCTTCAAGATCGCGGCCGATGCGCATAGCGTCATTATCGTTATCCTCAGTCTGGCCTTTCCCGGTTTTATCGGCCCATACAGATATGGCCGATTTATATTTGTTCAAACCTACGATTGCACCAGCATCTGATCCACCAATGCCGTATCGTCTGGCCTCCAGCCACTCAGCACGGCTCATGTGCCGGGTATCCGTGGTTTTTAATACTTTTTTCATATAATTCCTAATTCCTTTCTGAAAAAGGTCAAGGGCAATTCAGTAAATTGGAGCCAAAGGTATGAACATTCACTTTTTGAAGGAGGATGCCCTTGACCTGCGCCCGAAAACGGGCTAAAATAGGGGTAGTTTTAGGGGCCACCGAAAGGTGGCTTTTTTCATCTCTCGATCAGCCGCATCAGCTCGATCCCGTTCAGGTGCATCTGATGCAGATAGAACGGCAACGTTTCGGTTTTGATAAACGCGTTGCCGTCGGCTGTCTTGCGGGAGCCAATGGCATACGGCAAGGCCCCGCGCTGTGCAGCGATCCGGTAACAATCCACGTCCATGCCGATAAACCGGGCCGCGTCGGCCGCTTTGATACCTCTCGGCTGATCGGTGACCAGCGCATTAAGCGCGTTGATCTTGTCTATGATGCACTCTGGCACGAAAATGGCGCTCATCTTTTCCACCTCCTTTCCAGATATTGGCTGCAGGCCATCAATGCGCAGCCGACGCTGCATAAAATCATGGCCGAAGTGGCAAAATGGTCCGCGCTGCAGCCGCCGATCAGGACTAACGCCAGGCCGATGCCTTCGATGGTTTGAATCACTTTCATTTCTCACTTCCTTCCTTCTCATTTCTTAAGAATTGATTGAAAAATATTTCCGTTTCTGTTACTCTTTTCACATGCCTTTTGGCATG